CAGATTGTAAGAAGCATTGTCCATTATTAAACAGAAAAATTACAAGAGCCTACTGTATGGAGATTGGTGATGTAAGAAATGATGATATGGATATTGAACATATAGAAGATGAATTCAATATTGATGAAGCAAATAGAATATGTGAACAATGTGGTTGGGATAAAACCCCAATAGATTAATAAGCACTTACTTAGATAAATAGTAGGTGCTTTTATTATGTTTAAAAATAAGGAGGAATGAAAAATAATGTTACATCATTACATTACCAAGTATTATGAAAATGGGAAAAGATATGCAGAGGCATGGATACAGATAAATATTTTTAATAAATGTCTCTGCATATGTAAAAGGAAAATTGAGATTTAGTTACTTTTTAACCCAATTTCGTCCTTTTTCTTGAGTTGGAGGTAATCTATCACCAGGGTCTATTTTTACTGTTCTGCCATTAGGTACTTTACCACCACGAGGACCAACTTCTTGGTATTTGCCAGCTGGTCTATTATCAGTGCCAGGCTTAATTAAATCACTCATAAGATCAGTTCCTTTCACTAGATTTCAGAATGAATCTGATAACTATATTTTACTATAAGAAGAAAAATATACAATATGCGGAGTGAGTTTTTAAGTTTTAGATTAATTTCTAAGGCATTTTATTATGCCCAAAACTCTTAAGGCTTTAAACTGTGAGGAATGCTGACGAGCTAAACGGAGTAGTGGACAACACTTTAAAATGGGAGGTAGTTTATTATGTTAAAAACAAAAATGTTAGTCAATTTAGGATTATGTAGGTATCAACCGTTATTTTCACCAGATGATGGAACTGGAGCTGATGGAACTGGTGGTGCTACTGAAGGGGGTGAAGGAAATCAACAAACTTCATCTATTGACTATGATAAGTTAGCGGATATCATCAATAAAGGTACTCAAAGTAAGGAGAATTCTATATTGAAATCTTACTTTGAACAACAAGGAATGTCTCAGGAAGATATTAACCAGGCTATTAAAGATTTTAAAACTAATAAGCAGACTAAAGCACAAGAGCAAACTACCACATTAACAACACTTCAACAGGAGAATGAACAGTTAAAGGCTCAAATAGTTAAAGCTAGAGTTGATGATGTAGCTTACAAACAAGCTTTAGGACTTGGAATTGAAGCGAATACAATTCCTTATGTTACTAAGTTAGCTGACTTATCAAAAGTAACCAATGAAAAAGGTGAGATTGATGAAAATCTAATAACAGCTGCGCTAAATAAAGTGTTAGAAGATGTACCTCAATTAAAGGGTGTCAATCAACAGGATAATAAAGGGTTCCAACAAATAGGTGCTGGAGCTAATGGGTCAAAATCAAATGCAGAAGATGCTATATCTAGTATTTTCGGTAATAAAAAATAAGAAATGGAGATGATTTTTAATGGCAGTATACAGTTATGCTGAACAATTTGAAAGAGAATTACAACAAAAGTACACAAGGGAGTTAACTTCCTTTTTATTAACTCAATCTAATCCAGGAGTAAAGTTTATTAATGCACAGACAATTAAATTACCTAGATTAACTCTAAGTGGGTACAAAGACCACAACAGAGGTGCTATGGGTTTCAATACTGGAACAATAGCAAATGATTGGGAACCAAAGAAACTAGCACATGATAGAGATATAGAATTTGCATTAGATCCAATGGATATAGATGAAACCAACTTAGTTATAGAGGTTGCTAATATTCAAAATGTATTTGAGGAAGAACAAGCAATTCCAGAGAAGGACTCTTACAGATATTCTAAGTTATATGCAGAGGCTAACACTTATGTAGCTAACGGAGCTGTGATAGATAATACCGTTTTAACTACAGCTAATATATTAGATTGGTTCGATACCCAAATGGAAAAAATGGACGATGCAGGAGTTCCAAGTGAAGGAAGAATACTTTATGTAACCCCAGCAATGAATAAGTTACTTAAGAATGCTAGTGGATTATCTAGAAACATTGATGTAACTTCAAATAATGGTAATATTGACAGAAGAGTTTACTCTTTAGATGATGTTAATATCATTAAAGTACCAAGTGCAAGATTTAAAACTAAGTATGATTTTACTAATGGTTGTGTACCTGCAGTAGATGCAAAACAAATCAATCTTATTTTAGTACATCCTTCATGCGTTGTATCTAGAGATAAATACGCTTACATGAAATTATTTACACCAGGAACAGATTCAAGAACTGCTGATAAGTATGTATATCAAAATAGATACTACTCAGATACTTTCTTAATTCAAAATAAAGCTTGCGGTATTGCAATAAATGCTGAAGTATAGGAGGAATGATGTATGAAAGCTACAAAAGGAAATAAAGTTTATACAATAGATGAAACTCAAAAAGAGTCTTATGTTGCACAAGGATACGATATTGAGGATGATGAAGGCAATGTAATTAAATATGGTGCTGGAAAGTCTGTTTCATATGAGAAATATAAAGAATTAGAAGACGAGAATACAGAACTTGTAAGTAAGATTGAAGAGCTTGAGAAAGAGATTAAAAAATTAAAGAAATCTGGTAAAACAGATGGAAAAAATGAGAAGGGTGCTTAAGAGTATCCTTCTTTCTATTTAAGGATGTGATCAAATGTTTTATGTAGATGAAAACTATTATAAAACTACTTATGCAGGAGAATTTAGTGAGGAGCCTAGACTTAAAAGTTTATTAAGTAGAGCTTCAAGACAAATTGACTCCATGACATATAATCGTATTGTTGGTATTGGATTTGATAATTTAACAGAGTTTCAAAAGTCTTGTATAAAAGAGTCTATATGCTTACAAGTAGACTTCATAGGAAGGTATGGAGAATATATAGATACCCCTCTTAGTGGCTATAGCATAAATGGTACTTCACTTAGTTTTAATACTGAGTCACTAAATGGGGTTACTACTACAAGAGAGATAGTAAATATATTAAAGCAAACAGGATTTACTTGTAGGAGGATATAACTATGGGGCTTAAATTACCATTCCCTAAATGGACATTAGTAACTCCAGTAAAAGTATATCAGACATATACCAATGAAGATGGTGAGCCTGTAGAGACTCTTATTTTTGATGATAAGTGTAATTACTCTGAATCTACTAAGAGAGTTAGAAATGAGAATGGTGAGCTTGTAACATTAGTAGGTAAAGTGATATGTATAGGAGATATAGCTCCTCAACACAACAGAATAGAAGGTTATGTTGAGGTTAATGGAGTTAATATTAATATATATAAATCTGCTAGGCCGCGTAATCCGGATGGCTCTATTTTTAGCACAGAATTGGAGTTAGGATAATGAGTGTAAAGGTAACAGTTAAATTAAATCATGAGAAAATTAACACCATAGTTGAAGCACAGAAGAAAGCTTTAGAATTAACAGGTGAGGCAACCAAAAGTGATATTGTAACTTCGGCAGTAGTTCCTAAACAAACTGGAGAACTTGAAAGAAGTGGGTTTGTAGATACTTCTCAAATAGATAGTGGTAAAGTAGGAATTATATTCGATACCCCATATGCTCGTAGACTATACTGGCATCCAGAATATAACTTTCGTAAAGATAAGAATGTAAATGCTCAGGGTAAGTGGATGCAGGACTATATAGATGGTGAGAAAAGAAAATTGATAAGGGAAAATTATAAAAAGTTCTTAAAAATGCTTAGTAAGGGGTTGATAAAGTAATGTTACTAAGTGAAGTAAGAGAGTTCTTAAAAACTAAAATAGACAGTCCTCAGTGGTATATTGGAAAGATAGATAATAGCAAGGAACAATGCATAGGAATTTATGGAGTGGTAGGTCCTACCCCTAGAATAGCTATAGGAGGTTTAGAAAATACCTCTTATAATACTAAGGCTGTATCTATACTAATACATTGGACTAAGAATTGTAATACTGCTGAAATAAAAGCACAGGAAGTTTATAATTCTTTATTTGGCCAAGATGGCACCATAGCGGATAAAAGAATAATTGAATTTGATATGAGGACACCAGAGCCAGTAGCAATAGGTACTGA